TCACGGCCTCCCCTTTTTCTTTTTAAGCGTTATTCCCAGCTGGTCGGCGTTGTCTCGCAACCAAAACGCAGGCTTCCCGCGTTCAAAGGATGCAGAGATGCGGTCGCCGTTATCGGCAACCCAGTCAGACAGCCCAGCGGGGACGCTCTCCACCAGCGGGGTCGCCTCGGGGTCGTCGGGGTCATCCGCTAGTATAGTCGTTGTGTAACATCTGCATTGAGGATGCCACCCTGTAAACTTAAAGTCTTTAGGATAGTCTCCTGCGAAGTCATCGCAGATGCAGTGAAACGGCTTGCCGTTGAGCGTGTGGTTCTCGGATAGATGCACACGCACTCCTCGGACAAAGTCGAACGCTTGCACACGCTGGTAGTCCGCAGTGCGGTAGGCGATATTCGTCTCGGTGGCAGTCAGTCGCAGTGCGTTCTTGTAACTGCTTCGATACACACCATGTCCAGGATGATAGGCGGCCGCCGATTGAGATAAGCGCAGTTGTCCGTGAGCATCACGCACCCTGCGAAATAGCCTCTCGGGCTCTCGGAGGTACGCACGCAGGTCACGACTTAGAGCTGCGCTATCCTTCCCCTGCCTTAGCCCTAAGTCCAGAGCCAGCTCCATCTCCGACTTAGCCTGCATAGAAGTACGCCACACACGCCCCGACAAGTCCATACCGCCCTCCTTTCGTGCGAGGAACGCCGCTAGAGCCTTCTCCCTCCGTGTGGCGGTCACACTCCCACGGATAGCCAGCTCGAGGGCGTCATTCTTTGCGTCCGCTCTCCCCCACGCATAAGATACAGCACTAGTCACCTCAGAGAGCATGCGCCTAGACAGAGTGCGAACCAGCACATCTGCACGCTTCTTCGTGAGAGGATAGTCGTCAAATAGAAACGCCCGCTCTTGGTCAAAGTCCACAAGCGTAGCGATTAGTGATGCTTCGTGAAGTGCCTCCTCAAAGATTGCGAGGATGCGACCCTGCGCAACGCCTATTCGCTCGGCTATCTCCTTGGCGTAGGCTCGAGCATCTGGGAGGTTAGACTTCTTCGCCATTAGTATCTATACTGCTGGAATGTTACACGGCTTGCCACTATGTCGTTCGGGGCGTAGTCCGTGACCTCCATAGACTGGTAGCGGAGGTAGTAATCTTTCCCTGCTATCCTCCACTGCCCCTCTGTACGCTGGCGGAGTGCCTTGCAAAAATCAAGATGAGAGCGGACGCAATTTACGCCACGCACCCAGACCTCCATAGTTATATTGCGCTCCTTCTTCCCAGCACCCAGCGTAGTAGTAGATGCGTCCTCCGCCTTACTTGACGCCTCTAACGCCACTTTGCGCTCTGGCTCAGAACGGAGCGTTGTCATATCTGGGGCAACCTTGACGCCAAGGCGTGTACGCAGGTCTTCGGGGGTGAATACCCCCTGCACGACTACTGGCATCCCAAACAGAGGGAGCATCGAGGGGGTGAGCGTTATTCGCTGCCATCCGTTGAACGGCTCGTGAGGGGTTGCGTGTGAGATAGTCGAAGCCAGCGTAGTCCCCAGCAGGTCGAAGTTGCATGTGTCCCCTGCATTGAAGAGCTGGGTGGTCTTGATATCTACCACCACCGACAGCGGCTCTAGGTAGATAGGCTCTCTAAGGTCATAATCTATGCCGTCACTCTCCGCCCAGTCACCAGATATGCGCGGGGCTTTCGCCTTGGGCATCTGCAGAAAAGCCTCTGGGCTTGCCACCTGTACTGTAAGGCGTACGCCTGCTTGTGTAGTGAGCGTTGTTGTCATAAGATGATAGCGGTATCTAAGGTCTGCACCTGCACATCGCAAGAGCTATCAGCGTGGATAGCCACAACGGAGTTGCCTCGTGCGATGACATTTGCATGCACCCCGTGCATCAGAAGAAGAGATGTTGCGCCCTCCTCTGCCCCATTCGCATATATAGTCACATCACCTGCCCCAGCAACGAGGTAAGCACCACCGCTAACGGAGAGGACGGGCGTGGCGACGTCTGAGAGGAGCGTCACTGGCAGGCCTGCGAGGTCGTCACTATGCTCCTCGAGGAGCTCCATAGATGGGAAGCCCGTGGCGAGTGCATGCTCAATACCCCGAGGGTGCAGAAGGTAGTCGATGAGTTCCGCAGGCGTGTATTCCACGCCCTCGGTGAGTAGGCAAGATGGGCGCTTCACGCTCACCGCCTTGTATATCTGTTGGCTTAGCGTCATCATTCAGCAATCTTGAAGTATAGGCGTGCGCTCACAAGGGATTCTGCACGCTCGGGACTTGGCGTGGTAGACACGCCCTCAGCCAATCGGAAGAGAATATCACCAGTGCTTGACGCACGAAGGGAGGTTGCCCAGTTCGTCAGCAGGCGTTCCAGCTCTGCACATCTCTTTAGGTTGGTTCTGCGGACGGCTGATGCGCCCTCCATAAAGTCGGGAACGTAGATAGTGACACGAGCAAAGCCACTCTGTCGCTGATCTGCCGTAAGGGCGGTAACAGACACTACTGCGTCTTCATCGTTGCTATCTCTCGTCCTTGTTCCCTGTCGTCTCACGCTCCCACTGATAGCATCGGAGAGCGGTGTATCTCGCAGCTGTTCGATGACAGCCGTCTGGACATCCGTTGAGGTGTACATTGTGTTGTGTGGTTGTGGCTACTTGCGTTGCCATTTGAGGTTTAACTTGTCGAGCATCTTAGGCACTTCGACACGTGCGAGGGCTTCTGCGCTGTCGATAACATTGTAGCCCCTCGCTGCTACATAGTGAGCGTAGTGCATACCAGCCACCACCACCAGCACATAGCCAGTCGGTGGAGCTTCTGCTATTGCCTTGGATAGGCTACTCTCTCCAGCGGAGCGCCCCGCAGGCTTATCACCCTGCACGGACGTCTCACTTACAGGCACCCCATTGTACAGGACGACATAGCCAATCGAAGAGCGCAGGTTACCCGTGCGGTCGGTGTAGCTGTTAGTCCTATTGTCTCGTGCTTCATTCACGCACTTCTCCCCTAGGTATATGAGATTGCGTACGAGCTGCGCACGCCTCTTGGCTATCTTCTCCTCGATAGCTTGGGCGACTGCCGACAACGGAGCGGTGGTGGTTATAGGCATCGTGGAGTAGCCAAAAACAAGACCTTGCGCACCGCCTTTAGTGGTCGGGCTTCCTTGACGGATAGCTCCACTCCATTGAGGAGTAAGCGCTCTGCATCGAGTGCGTCCTCGTCCCACTCTATCAGCACACGATAGCGGATATTGGTGTACGGCTCTCCCTCGGACGTCGCTGCGTTGTCGAACTCCTCGGTGCGCCATTGGCACTGAACGAACTCCGACCACTCGGGAGCGCCCTCAACAGGGAAGCCGTCGGCATCTAACGCTCCGACGGCTTGGGGAAATGCTATCTGTAAAGTACCACTATTCGGGAGTAACATCTCTTATCTTTTGAGTAGTGACCCCTTGTATCCGTATCTCCGCTTTGCCTTCGGGTAAAGCGGGTCGGAAGGGTCAAGATACTTGCGGTACACCTTTTCGGCTTCGTTGCGCAGCGCCTCTCTCGTGGAGTATAGGACATCATAGCTGATTCCCTCTTGTGTGACGTTTGGCGCACTGGCAACCATTACCAGTACATCGGCTCGGGCGAGTTGCCATGCATTACTGCTGAGGACTTCGCCACACGCCCCGTCATCGGGGTTCAGCCCTCGCCGCTGGGCGAGCAGGCGCACTGCCTGCCCATCCAGCGGATATGAGTGCTGAGAGAGTAGAGACTCTAAGATTGTCATACCTAAGCCTTAGCCTTGGTTTCCTTCTTAGAGCCAGTCGTAGCCGTCTCCGTCTCGATGAGGTAGACTTGGTCGCCACCATCGATAACGGGGATAGCGTGAGCCTGCCCCATTGTAACCTCTGCCATGGGGTTCTTCTCGTGGTAGACGGATACCAGCGTGCCGTGGTCGCCTTCGGTGTAGATGACGTCCTCAGCAGGGCGCATCTTCTCGACTGGGTAGACCCATACAAGACGACCGACAACGCTACTGGGGAGGAACACCACGTTGGCGACTTCCCAAGGTGCGATAGTCTTGTACTTGCCATCTGGCGTCTGCACACGGAAGGAGCTATCGACCACTCGGACATCTACGCCGAGCTCATCCTTGAGCGCATCGACAAGCACCGAGCGAGAGGGCGTGGGGAGGTCAGCCACATTGGCGACAACCGCACCGCCCTGATAGCGCATAGCCACCTGCTTACCCTCTGCGCTCTTTCGGATATTGTCAAGAGCCTTGCGAGAGAGCATAACCAGCTCGGGGCGACCCGTCGTAGAGGCAGCGTCGAGAACAACCTGCATATCTGAGATAGGCGTTGCGTCTGCTTCGCTCCACTTCTTGCCCACCGTGTAAGTGTGCTCCGCAGAGTAGCCGAAGTCCACACGGACGCCATGCCCATCGCTGTCCTCGTCCTTCACCAGCGTCTGACCAGTGGAGAGCCCCTGCAGGAACATCACCTCCTTAGCGACTTCGATACCCTTTACACAGAGGTCTACATCGGCGAGGAGCTTAGTAGCAATCTGCGCCTCTGCACCCCCGACTGCCTGCGCATTGAGGAGGTCGCGGATTTCGCTCTCTCTCTTGCGGAAGGAGATGCCAATCTTGGGGATTTTGCCAGTGGCACGAGCGAGGCGGGCACGGCTCTTGAGAGGCAGGGGAGAGTCCATCGCCACGACATCTGCGGAGACCACAGACGTAGAGAGCGAGGCACTGTCCCATGAATCCTTGAGAGACTGCTCAGAGGTGAGCATCACCTTGTACAGGAGCTTGGGTTGCTTATCCTCGGGCGTATCGTTGATGCGCTGGAGGATTTTCGCCATACCCATCTTGAGGTACTTATCGTAGTACTCCTTGAAAGTTGTTAAAGCCATATCTAAATAGGATTTAGGTTAGAGATTAGATGAACTCGATGCGGGGGAGCGCCTTCTTCACCTCCTCAGAGATGGTGTAAGGCGAAGCAGCGGCACGCACCTGCCCGATGGTCATAACAGGAGCAAGCTCACCGCCATTGACCAGCACATCGGCGTTGAGGACACCCACGGGGGGCTTATCGCCAAAGGCGGAGTAAGCAGCTCCAGTAACGCCAGCGGCGTAGTACTTGCCATCCTTTAGGAGGACAACGTGACCCGCACGCACGACAGATACGCCCGAGAGGAGCGAAGTGTCGAGGGCTACGCCCGAGGGAATACCTGCGAGATACTTGGTGATTACGATAGAGCTGTTGCCGTCACCGACTACTGCCTTACCTGTCATAAGATCTGTCATAGCTATCTTGTTTTATTGGTTAGTTACTTAGTTTACCCCAGTGAATGGGTCGAGGATAGCACCGCTCTTGGTGAAGTAGAACGCCTTGACGTCTGCCGTATCCTTTGCGAGGACGGCATCAGCCTTCACCTTGTACGTAGCGCCTTCCTCGGTAGACCACGATGGAGATACCGAGATATTCGCCATAGGGATATAAAGCCCTGCCGTGTCAGGGTCTTCTGGCGTGATGACGATGCTTGCAGCGTCCCCCTTGAGGAGCTTAGGCAACGCCTCACCCTTGAGGATGAACACCTCCAGCTCGAGGGTGTAGGAAGGTGCACTGCGTCGAACGTCAAGCGTTACGCCACCCTCTCCCTTAAGCTCCTTCTTTTCGCCTTCTGCGCTCTCGAACTTCGTAGAGTTCTCCTTTACAGAGGCGAGGGTTTGTAACCCAGTCGTGGGGATTGTCTTACCCGTGGCGTCAACGGCGCCAATCTTGATAACAGGCTTACCCCATGCAGCTTTTGCCATAGTTAAGTTGGTTAAAGTTGGTTGGAATGTTAGATTTTCCCGAGACTCGGGTTGTCGTGAAAGAGCTTCTCTACATCCTCTGCGGTAGCTTCAGAGCCTGCTGGAGAAGGCATCGGAGTTCTCGGGTTTGTGGCTAAGCCTCTTGTCTTCTCCAAGTCGATGATGCCTTTCACCTCTTCCCCGATACCAGCGGTTAAGGAGTTAAATTCATCGTCTGACAAGTCGGAGTACTTGATGCGCTTATACCCACTTTGCAGATGCTCGGGGAGGTCACGGATGAGTGCCTCAAACGTAGCCTTTCGGGCATCTACCACCTTCGACTGCTTGAGGGCTTCGACCTCTGCACGCAGAGCGTTGATAACGCCCAGTGTGTCATCGTTGCCATCTGCTGTCGTTGGTGTTGGCGTTGGCTCGGGTGCTTCGATGGTCTTACCATCTCGCAGGCCGTGCTTTTTTTCGTAGTTCTTTATCGAGGTCGTCGCCGCTTCGTTGGCTCTGCGGTCTTCCTCCTTTGTCGTCTCCAGTGCGAGCTCCTTGGCTGCCGCTTGGATGGCCTCCTCACCTGCGTCTGGCATCTGCTTTCTCAGCAGTTCTGTAATCACATCTAAGTTCATAGTTATCTACACGTTAGTGATATACACATATATACCAAATTACACGTATCAAACTCGAAACCTGCACAAAAAAAAAGAGCGAGGAAGCTGTAAGGCTTCCCCACTCTATGAGACACTCACAAAGACTTCCGTCAGCGTGGCCTTCTCGTAACGCTGTGGCGGTCACCGCCACAAAAGACACTACAAAGGTAGGCAGATATATTCAACTCTCAAGCATCGGGCGGGCGTCAAGATGCAACACACACTCAGACGCTAATCAACAAAGCGAAGCCCCTACACCATTCGGTGCGGGGGCTTTCTTTTTATTCTACACCATCTCTGGAGCAGGCATAGAGTAGGGAACGGACGCAAAGCCCCGAACAGCTATATGTTGCTATATGAGCGAGCGTAGCAAAGGTAGCCACAGCTTCCTCGACACCCACGCACCCAAAGCCAGTGCAATAGCCAGCAGGGGCGCAAAGGCTTTGAGGCGCATAGCCTGCCACGCAGTGAGCTTGGCGGGGACTTCCACGACCTCGGTCACTCGGACGCTGTCTACTCGCCCCGTATTGATAGTGTCCACTCTCCAGCGGTCACGCCAGCGGTACACCTCTTTTACCTTGTAGATGGTATCGCCCGCCATACGCTCAGTGAGGTAGATGCTATCGTGTACGTGGATGCTGTCTAACCTCCAGCGGTCTCGCCACTCTGTGCGGGTGCGCTCTACGGGTACGACGCGCACCTTAGGAGAGCAGGAGGTCAGGAAGTAGCCCATCAGTGCCACGGCCACAATAACGAGGAGCGTCTCCCATACGCTCAGTCTATTTGCTTTCATCGTAAATCTGTGTAAATGCTTTGTCGGGTAGCCACAGCTTGCTACCTTTGTAGGAGAGAGGAGCTGGAGATTGGCTTTCAGATTTCGTACTCATAAATCCTATCCAGCCCCTTCCTCTCACGCGCCCTGCCGTACTGGTGGGGCGCTTTCGTTTAGGGCTGGGGCTGACCAGCCTCGGCTTCAGCCTTGGCCTTAGCTTCATCCTCGGCCTTCCACTGAGCCTCAAGTGCGAGTGCCTCCTCCTCGGGTGTGAGAACCCATAGATGGGCATCATCCTTTGGGCAGTAGCCGAAGCTGACTACTATGCTATGCTCGGCATTGACGTACAGGTATCCAGCGACCTCTTTAAGTTCAATCTCCATAGTTATATCGGTTATCGGAAGGTTAGTGCGAAGCCCTTGGCGGTGGCTTTCTGTGCATACGCTCTTGCCTCGGTGGGGTGTGCCGTCTGCCAATCACGATGGAGTGTTATAGACTTTCCCGTTACCTGCTGGAGGTTATCAACGAGATACTTCACGCTCTCCACGGAGAGGTTAGCGCAGGCGGAGAGGTCGAGGTCTACCTTGAGCCCCTTTATGCGCACCTCCTCGAGCGACGTACAGCCGCTAAATGCCGCGGCTACATTTCCCGTCCTTGACAGGTCGATCTCACCAGTCACCACACGCAACTTATCACAGCTGCCGAAGAGGTATGAAGCATTTGTTATTAGCCCGCCCGAAAGGTCAAGCGTGACGCTCTGTAGGGAGGTACAGTTGTTGAAGAGCCCTTGAGCGACCTCCAGCTTTGGCGCAGAGCCAACGGTGGCAGACACGAGCGACTGGCAGGTGCTAAATAGCCATGTTGCATTTGCGAGGTTTGGAAGCGCCCCTATCGTCGCCTTGGTCATCGAGGTGCACCCATCAAACATCGTTGTCGCCGTTTTGATCTCACGGAGGTCTGGGAGTTCTACCGAGCGAAGCGACGGACAACGCTGAGCGTAGCTATCGATATACAGCGCTTTCTCGACGCCCTCAACAACGGGCAGTTGCGAGAGGAGTGGGTTTTGGGAGAACATATTTTTCAGACTAACAGGACGGAAGGTTTCGCTTACCACCATTGGCGGGTAAAATTCATCCGTCCATCCCGAGAATTGCTGCTCCTTGATGATGGTGATCTTGCTGTACGATAGTGCCGCGATCTTCGCCTCAAAAACCTCCAGTCCATCGTCGTCGGAGACCTGCGCCCCCTTCGCTCGTAGGGCATTGATTATGTTGCGTCGGTGGCTATCCAGCTCCATGAGCTGGTCTGCCGATAGGGTTTGTTCGTTCATCGGTGCATCCTTTCCTTTGTTTATACGATAGAGGTACTGCGTCGTGGTGGCGTTGAGTACAGCGTACTGCGCCTCGGTGAGCTTTGGATTATCGGTGGTCGTCTCGAGATAGATCTGATAGATGTCCTTCCCGTCCTTTCCCTTGAGACTTGCGAGGTAGTCCGTGAGCGTCCCCGTGAAGCCCTCCGCCTCCTTAGCAAGCTCGTATGCGCTCTTTCCGCCCTCACCCTTGAGGCTGTCGAGATACTCCTCTTCCGTACCCTCGAAGCCCTTTATTTCCTTTGCACGCTCGTAGTTAGACTTCGGGATGACGTCCTTGGCGAACTGCTCCTCTGTCCCTTGATAGCCGTGCTTCACGGCGAGCTGGTAGTTGTTTAGGCCGTCCTTACCTTTCAATCCCTCCAGCACGTTGGCCGTGACCTTGACGGGCGTCTCGTTGCTACCGTACTTCGTGACCTTGCAGAGAGGCACTACTATCTCGTAGTCGTGGTATCCGTCGGCGTAGTATTCGTCGGGAATGCGCCCCGTGGCGGTCATCGTGTACACGCCGAGCCCCAGATGTCGTGAGACGTCTGCCGTGACCTCGACCACCAGCTTCTTGTCTTCGATGGTGTACGGGATGGTCGCTATTTCCATTCCGCTCTCGCTTGACACCATCACGTGCAGTCCTTCCAGCTCCGCAGGGTCAAGAACTTCCCCCGAGGGCTGTTTGACCAGCTCCACGGGTATACGCTTATCCGTACCTCTCTGCACCAGCTGGAGCGCCTT